TTGTTGCAAGTGCAGAAGAGACTGTTGCAAGTTCAGCACTTGTTGCATAATTTCCACCATCACCTATAATTGAGTTAATTGAAGTAATTGCTGCTACATTTGTTGCAATATCTACTTTATTTACTGAAGTTAAAGCTGAAACTGCAGCAATAACTGTATTTGCAGACGTTATAGAGTCTAAATTAGTTTTTGTTAGTGCTGAAACTGCAGCTATGTCTGAAGCAGAAGGGATTGCTGACCCTCCTATGTAGATAGCTGTAGCTGCGTACACGTTTGCTGCTGATACATTACCTGTAAAGACTGCTGAAGTACCACTTACTGGTACTGAAAAAGTTATTGCTCCTTGTGGAACAACTAAACCTGTTGAAACTGAAACTGTTCCAAAAGATTGATTAGGATTAATATTTAATGTACCACTAACTGGTATAGTTGTTGACGTTGAGCCATTAACAGTTGCTGCAAGACCTGTTCCAGGTGTAATATTTTTTACTGTTCCACCTTCAGCAGAAGGAACATTTGTTAATTGTGAACCATCTCCTGCAAAACCTGATGCTGAAACTACTCCTGTAAATGTACCTGTTGCTGCGTCAATAACTGATGCTGCAATAGATGTAGCTGTAAAGTCTTTTATTTCACCTGAAGCTAAACTAACTGAACCACCTGTAATTGAAACTGAAGGTGATTTTAAAACTGCTGTACTTACTGTAGCTGCTCTTATATCTGCTGCACTTACAATTGAAGAATGAATAGTTTTTGCTACAGTTATTGTTGTAGCTGAAACTGCTGAAGCACCAAAGCTTTGAATATTAGCAATTGTACTTGTTAAGGCAATACCTGTATTACTTGCAACACCATCTGCATTTGTTAATGTAATACCATTACCTTCAGAAAAAGTTCTTTTATAAACATTAGTTCCTGATACAACTATATAACCTTGACTACCTGCAATATCTGCAGTTGCATTTAAAGATGAAACAGTTGCAGTTAAGTTTACACCACCTATTGCAAAAGTACCATTAACATTTAATGTAGAGTTTGAAAGTTGTAAAGGTGAATTAGTATTATCACCTGACTGAATAGTCTGTAGGGATGAAGTTATTCCTTCATTATCTGAAGCATTAACTTGTAGAAGTCTTTTATATGTATTCGATATTTTTGTTCCAGTTAAATCAGGCATCTGTATTACTCACTATATTCCAAAAGTTTGTTGTTGCTTCCCAATTTGTAGTCTGACGTTCCCAACTGGTAAATGCTTCACTACGTGTAGGTCTTGGGTCTCTAATAGATGGGTCTTCTTTTAAATTAGGTGCTTTATTCTGTGGATGATTTTTTTCATCATAAGCACCATCAAAATCAGTAGGACAAACAATTAAACCATAGCTATTTTTCTGCATAACTCTATGTGGATAAACAAATCCACATGTATCACAAACTGCTAATGTTCTTTTTCCTGTTGCCATCTACCACCTATAATTGTTTTAAAGGTATGGGGTATCCTTGATTATCTAATATAAGTTCACCTTCGACTTGCCCTACCATTCTTTTTTTACCTGTCTCTGTTGAATATAATACAGGTTTTACTTCCTTACCTTTATACATTCTTTTTTTATTTTCAGAAACTAATCCTTTACTTTTTTTATATACCATTCCTAATATATATTTGTATATCTAGGAGTAACATATAATGATGCACGTTCTTTATCTTCAGTCATGGCAAATGAAAGTCTTTCTTCATATTCCTGTTTTAAAAACTTTGCCCTTGCCTCACTTATACCTGGTCTTTTAAGCGACATATAATAAGCTAGACCAACTGTTAATGCAGGTAAAAATCTTCTTGGCATCTCTGCAGTTTGTATTGCTGATTTATCTACATCCTGCATATAGTCAATCTTTTCAATTTTTAATTTATCATTATTATTATCTGATAATGCCCACATATATAACTCGACATTATTTGCTAATCTTTTAATTGCATACTGAGAAGGTCTACCAGTCTGTCCTTTGTTAGGAAGTTTCAACCATTCTTCATAAGATATACGAGTTAAATTTAAATCTGTATTGTCTCTATTAACTACAACTTGCATAACGTCACTTACATGACTACCTAAACTTACTGCAGTTGTACTTGCAGCAACACTAACAATAGTTGTATTAGTTGTCCATAAACAAATACCTCTATTCTGCCAGTCACTTAAAATTAAATTAATAGACCTTCTTGAACTTCTAGGTTCTTCACCAAGAGTTACTTCACCACCAATCATTTCAGTAGCTTCCTGAATGACATCACCTATCTCTAAATTAAAATCATATGTGCCTGAAGGATTATAAGCCATTTATTTAACCTCTACTTACTTTACCACCACCACGTAGTGCTTTACCCATACCTCTTAGTCTACCACCTTTTTTTGCAGTTCTAAGATTCATTCTTTCCATTTCTGCAGCAAGTCTTGGATTATTTCTAGGAGTTTGAACCTTACCTGTTCTTTCCATTTCTTTTGCTCTTGCAGCTATTTGGTCTTGTAATTTAAATATCTTTTTTTGTCTTGGTTTTTTATATGCATCTAATAAAGTTTGATATTTATTTTTACTAATTAATTCTTCCTTTAAAAGAGCTTTTAGATTATCTTCTCTTGAACTAATATCTAATTTAAGTTTATCAAGTTTAGCATGAAGCTTTGTAGGATAAGCTAAATTTTTTCTATTCCTAGCTATTGACGAAAAACCTGATTCAACTAATTTTTTACCAAATCTTGCAACCATTATTAACCTTTTCTTGCAGCACCATAACCACGATAGCTACGTTTAGATTTATTACTATTAGATTTTTTTAACTTTTTAACTGAACCACCAGTTTTACCTGTTTGAATACCATAACCACCTTCAGCAATCATTTTCTTTTCAGGGTCAAATTTTTGACCTTTTCTAGCTAGTCCCATTAATTTCATAACTTGTGCTTTAGTATATCCTTCAACTTTAGGAAATCTTCCTGTTGCTCCAGACTCAGTTAGAAATTGTCTTCCCATTTGACTTTCTCTATATGCAGTAACTCCACCTTGTGATGCCATTCTATCTAACATTCTTTCAAATTCAACTTTAGACATAATATCTTCACCTCTGTCTTTAGCTTCTTGTTTTGCTTTTCTACCTTTCTTTTTAGATTGTCCAGCATATTTAAATCTATCTGCTAATTTATCTTTAAGGTCTTGTGGAGTTCCTGGTGGAAGTTTTTTTATTTTAACACCTCTTTTAAGTGCTTCTTCAACAGATTCTTTTTTTAATAATCTTTTACCAACTCCTTTGGCTCCTTTAACTATTAGTGACATATTATCTACTCCTTTTTCCTTGTTTAAGTTTTTTTATTTTTTTGCGACCAGGTTTCATTATCTGTTGTGGTATTGAACTTCTACTGATTGCCATTATAGTTTGTCCTTATATAGACTTTTAACAAATGTATTACCATCATTTAATCTACCACCTTTTTTAAAACTTATACCATATTTTTTGAATATTTTTTTTTCTATGTCCATTGCTCCTGGTTCATAATTAAAATCATCAGCATATGGATTAGCAGGGTTTGATGGTCTTCTTATTTCTTCATTTTTAAAATTTTTAGCATCTTGAACTTCTTTGATAATTTTTTCTTTTTCTTTCTTACTAATTTTCTTTTTTTTCTTTTTTAACATCTTTTCAACTAATACTCTAGCTGAAGGTATTGCTCTTTTTAATCCTTCTTTAATAATTTTTGTTCTCATTAATTACTCCCATCTACGACTGTATCATCTGCTCCTGCAGGACTTGCAGGTCTTGTCATATCGTCTCTTCTAAATCTTCTGGCTCTGTTTCTAACAACTGCAATTGCTGATTGATAGTTTTGTTCCATAGCTGGTATAACTTGAAAGTTTTTCATAAAGATATACGACTCAACTAAACAAGCATTAAACAATGCGTTATAACAAAACCCAGTAAAATAATTAGTAGGCGAAGCTGACGTTAAAGTTGTTGGTCTTGTTACGTGTACTATCTCACCATTACTTGTTGATGAAGGTGTAGGTGCTACCATTATAGTTGTATTATCTTTATGTGCATAATACTTTGGTTCACCTGTTGAGGCAGAAACATTCCAGTAATCTCTTAAATATTCATCAGTCTTTACTAGAATACTTGTTCTCTTACCATTAACAACAACATTAAAGTTTTTTAAAATTCTTGTTCCTGTTGGTAAAGTAACTATGTTGTTTCCTTGAGAAACTGCTACTGAAGTATAGGTTACTAAACCATAATCATCTAATTCATCTGTTAATCTTTCCTCTGCTCTATTAACAATATTAGGTAACTGATTTAAAAATTCAGTTGAATCATTTTCTGTTGTGTTAATTATATCTGTTGTTAATGTTGTATAATCTGCCACTTAACATCCCCAAAATTATCCGTAATAAATTGTTGCATAAACACTAGGTGTAACACTTACTGTAACATCATCTTCACATCTAATACCTTCATCTGCTAAATAAGTATCAAGTGTCCCATTTGCTGGTAATACAATTCTAATTCTTGAAGTAGTACCATTTTTAATTTCAAAAGCACCTACTGCATCTTTAATATTAGCAACATTAAAACCTCTTATTCTTGTACCAAATGAACGAACAGTAGACGTTGCTGCTGCTGTAGTAATAGCTGAATATTCTATTGCTGTTAAATTAGTCATTCTTATTATTCCTTATATAGAATATAAAGGGTCTCAAAAGAGACCCTTTATAAGTTATTGTTTAGCTTCCTGCTGAACCATAGAAACCTCTCCAATCAGAAACACCAAAAGAATATCTTTCTCTTGCTTTAAATCGAATGTTTCCTGTATCGAAATCAGGTTCCATTTTAGTTTGTAGAGGAACTCTAACAAACATTTTAGTACCATTAGGAACGTCAGTTTTAATGAAGTAATCGTTGGAATTTGTAAATCTTCTGTTTACAAAATATCCATCAGGAACTACTCCCATATTCCTAATTGCATTAATGTCGTTATTTGGAGACCCTACTTTACCTGGAGAAGCTAAAAGCTTATCTGCAGTAAATTTCAAGTCAGATGGAATATGTAAAGACTTAGCTTGTGCACCCACTAGGATGTTTCTGTCATCTTTAGTTCCATCAATCGAAATTAATGCTGTTTCTAAAGCTGCTTCAGCTAAATCTGAAGCTGCTAACAAGTTACTTTGGTCACCTGCTGTAGTTGTTGGGTGGTCAGAAGCAAAAAATGCTTTACCATCACCAATAGCATAATCACCTGCTGCAAATCCATTATTGAATATAGCAGCACCTTTAACTTGCTTAGTGTTTGCCATAGCACGAGCTAATGCACGAGCACGAACTTTTGAAAAAGTATCGTACAAGTTGTCTTCCATTGCTTCCTCAGTAACTGCGAAAGCTAAAGCAACTGTTTCGTGATTATATCTAGCTGTGTATGATTCTTGTGCGTTATCAAAAGATACTGCAGCACCCTCAGACTTTGTTGGTGCAGTAGCAAATCCTGTGAAAAGCACTTCCTCTTCAAATGCTCTATCTGAATTTTCAATTTCAAATAAAGATTTGTGTTCGTCATTAACATCTCCATACTCAATACCAAAAACAGCATTAAGACCTGGAAGAAGTTGTTTTGCAATACTTGCTCTATTTATAGCCATATTATCCTTCCCTTTCTATTTATGCTGCTGATACTCTTGTAAGAGCATGTTGAACTATCTTTACTTCTAGCTTTGGAAAAGCTCCATCAGTAGCTGATAGACCATTTCCTGGCTCAGTAATAACTGCAATTGGTCTTACAGCTAAATGAGTAGTTGCTCTACTCGCAGCTTTAATTCCAAAACCTGAATTACTCGTTACAGTATCACCTGTACCTAAAGTAACAGCAAAGTTCATTCCGTTAATATCACCTGCAGTAACTGAAGCATCTGCTTGCATCATGAATGTAGCATTTGGGTCATCAACCACAAATCCTTTTGGTACACCAATTTTGCTTGAGACAGCTGCAGGAAAGTGTCTAGACCAAGTAGGTTGTCCTGAGGTTGGGTCAGTATATTCACACCCAACAAAGACACCTATTGGATAGTCTGTAGTCGTAGTAATAGGTGTAATAAACCCACTAGCTATCTTTACAGCATCCCCAAAGAAAATATTTGCTGCTGTTCCATTTGCTATATCATATGAAGATTGTCCACTTGAATTAGCATTTGAACCAACTTTTCTTAGAGGAATTAAACCAAAGAGTGCTTTACTTGAACTCATTGTTTTTTCTCCTTAAAATAGATTATTAATATATATTACAAGCTATCTTTGAAAACGTGGTTCTCGACCTCTTGTAACTGTTGATTTACTTGAGTTCGTTATTGGCATTTTAGAATCAGATTGAGCACGTAAGTTAGCATCTAAAGCTTCCTCTTGTGATTTATGTTTATCCTGATAGTATTTTTGCCTTGCCATGACTCTTTCTGTTGACATCTTTGCCAGTGCTACGTCTCCCATGGAAACTACACCTTTATATTTGCCTTCTCCTTTTACGATTGAGGTAGAAGATAATTCAGGAACTTCTTCAGGTGTAACAAAAATCCAACCTTCTCGTTGTTTTTTCCCTACATTTTTATAATCATCTTCTCCACTTAAAGTAATCCTAATCCATCTTAATGTCATTCCCTGACTTTCAAATTTATTTTTTACATTATCAGGAATTGATAAATAGTTTTGGTCTTCAAATGAAGATGTTTCTTTTATTGAAGTAGCTTCTCGTGTTTCTTCAGTACGTTTTATTTTATTTATAGTCATGTTATGAACTCCTACGCATTGTTGTTATTGTTGAATACTCTTCAGAATCACCTACTCGTGATTTTTCTTGAGCATATCTATCAAGTGGTATATTCCATTTCTGAGCTAATCTAACATCTTCTTGTGTCAGTTTAACCTTCTTGGAAGCAGGGGTGCGAGACGTTCCTGCTACTACTTGAGAAGGACTTGACGTGCCCTTCTGACGAACTTTTTGAGTTGACTCAGCTTTTTCAAACTTAGTTGGAAATGTTTCTTTTAACCTACTATCTACTTCAGTATAAAAATCATTATCTGCTGGGTCGAAACCTTCTTCTTTTAACTGAGCATCTAAAGCTAATGCTGCTGCAGTCATCATTTTATCTTGACCAAACCACTCATTCTTTTCTGCCCATGCAACTGCTTTAGGGTCATACTTTGGTTGTTGTGGTACTGCCTGTTGTTGTGATTGTACAGGTTGTTGTTTAACTGCGTTCTGGTAATTCTCGTAATCTTTATCAAAACTTACCTTATTTGTTTTAACATTATTTAAATTAATCTGTGCTTCATTTAAAGATTCTTGTGCTTTTAATAATTGATTCTTGTCATCTTTTTCAAAAGCATCTAAGTAGTTTTGTTTAGCAAGATTCAGTTGATTTTCCAAACCTTTTTCCTGAGACTCAATACTTGTTTTAGTTAAATCAAATTGATTTGTTTGATTTGCTGTTAATCTTTTTTCAAGTTCTTGTTTATCAGATAAAAGTCTAGCAACTTCTTCTTCCTTTTCTTTTCTTTGACGAACTAATTGACGTATTCTTTTTTGTGCTCTTTTGGATTCTATTCCTTCAGCTTCGTCAGTTTGTTCTTCAGGTTGAGTTTCTTCTTCAGGTTTTTCCTTTTTAGTTTCTTCAACTACAGCTTCAACTTTTTCTTCTTGTTTAGTTTCCACTACAGGTTCAACCTTAACTTCTTCAGAAGAGTTTTCAACCTCAAAGTCTACTTTATCTTCTTTGGTCTCAGGTTTAGAGGTATCAATATTACCCCATTCTTCTGAGTCTTTTTTTACTGCATCATCTGCCATGTTATCTCCTACGTTGTTGCGAACCAATCGATTACGCAAAGTTATAATATTATATAATACTATAGTTTAACATAGCATACAAGTATTTATTTTACTTTTTAGAAGGACAAGGTCTTTTACCTTTTTTCATTTTCTTAGGTCTTCCTCGTTTACTTCCATAAGTTCCTGGACCATATGGCATAATTTTTATCCTTTTTTAATAATGATTCATTAATAGATATATTTCAAAAGCTACAAATGATACTCCAAATATTAAAGCAAATGTCCAAATAATAATACTCTTTCTACGTTTTTTTGCAGCTATTTGTTGCCTTAAAAAATCTGTTTGTCTCTTACGTTCAACTGCAATTTCTTTTTGAAGTCTTTCCCATTGACCAGCAGACCCATATAATAAAAACATACTTCGCATTTCATCACGAAGTCTATTAGCTTCTTCTTTT